CCTGCACCAGAATGTGAAGAAGCCTACAAAGCAATCAATGCAAACTTGATTCCTACTTTGGTCAAGGCTTTGCAAGAACAACAAGCAATCATTGAATCACTCAAGGCACGACTTGATGCCGCTAATCTTTGAAAGGTAAATTATGACTACACAATACACATGGACAGTTACAGCAATGGACTGCTACACACAAGAGGACGGCAATAACGATGTCGTCTTCACCGTACACTGGACTTGCTCTGGTGTTTTTGCTGACACTTACGGCAGTGTCTATTCAACTTGCTCAGTGCCTGCGCCATCTGGCTCTTTTACGCCCTACGCCGATCTGACCCAAGACCAAGTTCTTGGTTGGATTTATGCCAATGGTGTTGATAAAACGGCAACTGAAGCGGCTGTTGAGCAACAGATTCAGCAACAAATTGCGCCAACTGTGCAGACCCCCCCACTGCCTTGGGTAACAGCATAACGGGAAGCCACCACTCGCCTTTGGTGGCACATTAAAGGAAATACGATATGACAAACCAAAAATCTCAAATCGTAAGCATAGACGGCGTCGAGTACAAAGTTGAAGATATGACGGAGCAACAACAAATGTTGTTAAATCATGTAGTTGACCTAGAGCGCAAGATTGGCTCTACCAAGTTTCAGCTTGACCAACTCAACGTAGGAAAAGACGCCTTCTTCACAATGTTAAAAGCCGCGTTAGAAGCCAAGCCTGAAGAGGCTGTGACTGACGTAACCGTTAACTGATTATGTGGGACTGGGCGGAGGCAATCATTGCAGCCGCCTGCATATCGGCCTTTGTTATTTTTTGTACTTACATGATTGCATGGGCGTGGTAAATGAAATGGTTACTGGTGATCTTTATGCTAATTCCGGGATCATCAAGCCAAAAGAAGAAAGATGAATATCGCTGTGTGCGTTGGGCGTGGACGGGAGATGTCTACAACCGCAAAGTAGTATGCCTTGAGTGGCAAAAGGTTGAACGGAAATGATTGATCCTTTGACGGCCCTAGCAGGTTTGACAAGTGCCATATCGCTTGTTAAGAAGGCGGCAAAGGTGGCAAATGACCTAGGTGGCCTAGGCGTGATGGTTGCGCGTATGTTTGACGCTAAGAGCGTTGCGACCAAGGCGATGGTTGAAGCCAAGCGTTCAGGTAATAAGTCTAATTTTGCATTGGCGATGCAGATAGAAAATGCGCTGATGCAGACCGCCAAGTTGGAGGCTCAGTTGCAACTCTTGTATATGCAGACAGGCAACATTGACGTTTGGAATAAAATCAAAGCACGGGCGGCTGAGATGGATGCCGAAGATGCCTACCTTGCCAAACAGTCAAAATCAGAGGATAAGAAGCGTAAGGCAAAGGCGCAGAGTGAGGCTGAACTGGCGGCTGGGATTACAGCGGGTGCTTTTTTGTTAATGATGCTGGCTTTTGGCTTGTACGAGTTGTTTGAGTTCTGTCAGCAAGCAAAAAGATGTGGCAGGTAACTAGGAGTTTAAATTGTAATGGTTGATCTTACAAAAGCAATTGGAGCCGTTGCCGCTAGTGTTGCCGCATTAGGGGGTAGTTACACACTTGCCGATAAGTTTGGTTGGTTTGACAGAGCCATTATTGAATGGTCGCCTGAGAACTTTAAGATCGTGGCAGAAGCTGGCAAGCCCATCAACGTAACGGTTGCAAGAATAAAAAAGCGGGACGATTGTTCTGTTGAGAGTTTTACCCCAAGCATTCGTGATGCGGCGGGTATGGTGCATGAAGCCACTACGACCGCAAGTAAGTTCAGTGGCCCAGCCGGGCCAGAGATTGACACATTTACTTACGAGTTGACAATGGTAGGCAAGGAAAAGGTTACCAGCGGCAAAGCTACTTTGCTGGCAACAATCAAGTACAAGTGTCCTGAAGGGGAGCGTGTTGTGCAATATCCCCGTCATGCAAACCTGTCATTCATGCTCAATAAATGAGGAGTTACTATGTTTGAAATCTTTGGCGGTATTCTGGGCGGTGCATTAGGCGGTATCTTCCGCTTGGCCCCTGAAGTTCTCAAGTTCTTTGACAAGAAGAACGAACGAGCGCATGAAATGCTGATGTTTGCCCGTCAGTGTGAGTTGGAGCAGATCAGGGGTCAGATGAAGCTGGCTGAGATTGGCGCACAGCGGGAAGCCGCTGTGGACGTAGGGGTCATGGATGCCTTTAACTCTGCCATAGAACAGCAAGCTGCAATGGTTAAAGCCGCTGGTGGTTGGGCGGCTAGTTTGTCTGCATCAGTCAGACCTGTTGTGACGTACTGGATTCTTTTAGTTTGGTCGGGCGTACATCTGTGGTTTGGCTGGAACTCATACCTTGCAGGAGCACCCCCAATGGATGTCTTCAAGATGATGATCTCTCCAGATTTTTCGGCACTCTTGGCAGGAACAATCAACTATTGGTTTCTCGATAGAACTTTGAAACAGCGTGGGTTATGAACCTAGAACTAGCCGCAGAACTGTGCAGAAAGTACGAGGGCTATCGGGCCAAGCCGTACCTCTGCCCAGCCAATGTTGCCACGATAGGTTACGGCTCTACCTACTACGCTGACGGCAAGAAGGTCACGTTGCAAGACCCGCCAATGGACGAACCCACGGCAAGAGCTTTGTTGTTGGTGGAACTTGAGCACACCTACTTGCCCGGTGTTTTGCGTAACTGCCCCATCCTTATAACGGACGAGCGTAAGTGCAATTCCATCGTGGATTTTGCCTACAATTGCGGCGTGGGGCGCTTGCAAACATCCACGTTAAAGAGGAAAATCAATGCCAATGATTGGGAAGGGGCAAAAGAACAACTGATGCTCTGGACTAAAGGTGGCGGCAAAGTGTTGCCGGGGCTTGTAAAACGGCGCATTTCTGAATGCGCTCTACTGGATTGACCGATGCCATTACAAAAAATACTGTTCAAGCCGGGGGTGAATAAAGAAAACACCCGCTACACCACGGAAGGTGGATGGTATGAGTGCGACAAAATTCGTTTCCGTCAAGGCAACCCCGAGATTCTTGGCGGCTGGCAACGCATCTCTTCAAATACTTACAACGGTGTGTGCCGTTCGCTTTGGAACTGGACAACGCTTGGCAACTTTAACCTAGTAGGCGTTGGTACTAATACAAAGTTCTACATTCAAAACGGTGGTGCGTACTATGACATCACGCCTATCCGCGTAACCACTACGCTTGGCGCAAACCCTTTTACGGGTAACGGCACAACGACAGTTACTGTAACCGCCACATCTCACGGCGCTACGACAGGTACGTTTGTTACTTTTAGCGGTGTTACGGGTACGTACGCATCTGTCCTAAATGCCGAGTTTCAACTTACAGTCATTACAGACAACTCATACTCAATAACTACACCATCTGTAGTCGCGGCGGGGGCCACGGGCGGTTCGGCTGTCGTTGCAGCATACCAACTTAACGCGGGGCCTTCGTTTGCGGTTCCACTAACGGGTTGGGGTGCAGGAACTTGGGGGTCAGGTGCTTGGGGCACAGGCAACGCCACTAATACAAACTTACAACTGTGGAGTCAAATTAACTACGGCGAAGACTTGGTCTTTGGCGCTCGTGGTGGCGGAATTTATTATTGGGATGCAACAGGCGGTTTGACAACCCGTGGCGTACTGCTTAGCTCTCTTGGTGGCACGGTGTCATTTACAAATGCTTCGCCAACTGTGGTGACCTCCACCATACTTTATACCGAAGGCGCGGCGCTTAAGTTCTCTGGCGGCTCGTTACCAACGGGTATTACAGCAGGTACTACGTACTATGTGTTTGAAGTCAATGGCTTGACGTTTAAGCTACTAGATGGCGCAGGCGCGGCAGTTAACACAACTTCTTCAGGCACGGGCGCGGTGTCTACTATTGTTGACGTGCCAACTGTCCAGAACAACATTACGGTGTCTGACACATCTCGGTTCATCATTGTGTTTGGCTGCAACGACTACGGCAGTGCAATTCTTGACCCCATGTTGATTCGCTGGTCAGCGCAAGACGATATTTATAACTGGACGCCTGACCCCACTAACCAAGCAGGTTTTGTGCGGGTGTCCCACGGCTCGGAGATTGTGGCCACAGTTCAGACTCGTCAAGAGGTGCTGGTGTTTACTGACTCGGCTGTGTATTCTTTGCAATACCTTGGCCCCCCTTATGTCTGGGCACCTCAACTGCTTGGCGACAACATCTCTATCGAAGGCCCCAACGCGGCTGTGATTGCCTCTGGTATTGTGTATTGGATGGGCGTAGATAAGTTCTACTCCTACGATGGCCGTGTGCAGACGCTTAACTGTGACCTGCGTCGCCATATATTTGGGGACTTTAACCAGTCCCAAGCCGCACAAGTGTATGCGGGTACAAACGAAGGCTTCAACGAAGTCTGGTGGTTTTACTGCTCAGCTAACAGCAACACAATTGACCGTTATGTCATCTATAACTACTTAGAGAAAATCTGGTACTACGGTGCAAATCTGGGGCGCACAGCTTGGCTTGACTCTGGTTTGCTTGATTTCCCCATAGCGGCTACGTACAGCAATAACTTGGTGTTACACGAAAACGGGTTAAACAACAATGAAACCGGAACAACTGCCGCTATTGATGCCTACATTTCATCCTCAGAGTTTGACATTGGCGATGGACACAATTTTGGTTTTGTGTGGCGCGTCCTTCCTGATCTGACCTTTGAGAACGCGGAGAACACACCGGCAGGTGCCGCACCGTCTGTAACCATGACGCTCTACGGCTTGGCAAATTCAGGCTCTGGCGTGACAAGTTCGGCAGCACAACCCGTGGCCAAGAGCAGTACGTACGTGATTACTGAGCAGTTTACAGGGCAGATATTTACCCGCATGCGTGGTCGCCAGATGATCTTTAAGATTAGCTCTAACCAGATCAATACAGTCTGGCAACTGGGTGCTCCGCGTATTGATATTCGTCCTGACGGTAGGCGCTGATGACATCCAAGAACAGGATCATTACCCCCGCACCACCCAATTTACCACTGGGCACGGATCAGTACGAGCGCCGCTATCAGGATCAGTTCACGAACGTCTTACGTCTGTACTTTAACCAACTACAAAACGCGTTTGGTGAGTTGTTTGGCCCAACTGGTGGTAAGTATGTGTCAAATCCATACGGAGCGTTTTCTAGCGACCAAGACCAGACGGCTGTAGCCAACACCGCAACGTTGATGACATTCAACACCACTGACTTTGCTGATAGCGTAAGGATCGTCAACTCTGAGATTACTGTGGAGTACGCTGGCATATATAACCTGCAGTTCAGCGCTCAGTTTAGAAACACAGACACAGCCTTCCAAGATGTCTACATCTGGCTACGTCAAAACGGCGAAGACATTACCGGCTCGACAGGTTTTGTGTCTATCCCAAACAGACACGCGGGCACAGACGGTCACGCAATTGTTGGCTGGAACTACTTTTTAAATATGGCCGCAGGTGACCACGTTGAGATTTACTGGTCTGTGCCTACGATAGATGTAACCATCCAACATCTTGCCGCTTCCGGCACGCCTACTAAGCCTTCTACGCAATCCGTCGTAGCTACACTTTCATTTGTGTCTGCGCTCCCAGCATGATATTATCAAACAACCCCCATTTTGAGAGGCAAAAATGAGCCTACATAAGTTTGCCGACATGGTTGCCAAGCAAGGCCGTGGCGATGATTCTTTACTGATCCACATGACGCCGGACGAAGTCCAGCGCCTACAAGCTTTTGCCCAAGCAAACGGTCGTTCATTGACAATAAACCCTGACACTGGTTTACCCGAAGCAGGCATGCTGTCGGATTTGTTCAAGATGGTTGCCCCTATAGCCCTTGGCGCGTTCTTAGGCCCCGGGGCGTTCGGTATTGCTGGGATGGGTTTGAGTGCAGGTACAGCAGGTTTGGTTACGGGCGGTCTGACCACCTTGGCTACCGGCAGTTTATCTCGCGGCCTCATGGCCGGATTGGGTGCTTATGGTGGCGCTGGATTGGCTGAAGGTTTGGCAGGTACTGGCGCAGGGATTTTAGGCCAGCAAGCATCCGAAGCAACCGCTATGGAGTTGGCAAACGCGGGGGCAGGTGAGGGGTTGACTGGTGAGGCGTATAACAAAGCTTTCCAGCAAAGCGTCACAGATAAGATGGCGGGAGCCAACACGTTCTCCGCTGGATTAAACGCAGCAAAAGCTGCCCCTATGGATTTCCTGAAACAAAACATGATGCCTTTGGCCGCAGCCGCAGCCCCGATCATGGCAGGCTCTATGGTTCCGACAACGACCAAGATGCCGGAGAACACCAACCCCGCATACATTCGTCAGAAACTGTACGACCCCTTCACCCAGACATACAAATCTTTAGCGCCAGTTAAGGCTAGCGAGTTTGGTAGCCGCAGTTTCTCTGATGCTTATACAAACCCACAGACAGGCGGTATTGCCTCACTAGACCAGCGTCAAACGACGCCTATGGCCGCAGGCGGTATTGTGGCTTTAGCCGGTGGCGGCGTGTCAGCAGAAGATATACGGGCATACTTATCGGCTAACCCGGGGATGAGTGATGCCGACATTGCATCGGCTATGAACCAGTACGGCGTTAGTACGGCGGACATGGCTGCGGCTACGGGCTCTAACCTTGCCGATATTCAATCTAGATATGATGCTGTCCAGCCTGCAGCCCCTGCCGCTACTGTAGCTGCGCCAGAACCCGTTTATACACCAGAACCTGCACCTGTCTATACACCAGAACCTGCACCTGTCTATACGCCAGAACCTGCGCGACCCTCTCGTGCTATTGAGCCCGAAGATACGTACGTACCTCCCGTAGCACCTGCCGGTATTGAAACGTTGACTGCGGCCATGCCGCCTGTTGCACCTGTAGCTCCAGTAGCCCCCGCTAAGCCTACAGACGCGGAGATTGTTAAGTTCCTTACGGATAACCCAACAATAAGTGATGCAGACATTGCAACAATTATGAGAGACACGGGGTTAAAACCAGAAGACGTTGCAAGGGCTACGGGTTCCAAAGTAGCGGATGTTCAGTCTAGGTACGATGCGGTGACCCCAACAACACCTGTTGCACCTGCCGGTATTGAAACGCTGACTGCGGCCATGCCACCTGTAACTACGCCAACACCGCCGCCCGCAGGTATTGAGACTTTAACGGCTCCTGTTACACCGCCTAAACCAACAAATAAAGACATCCAAGAATTCTTGGCGGCCAATCCCAATATGTCGGACAAGGCAATCTTTGAGGCCATGAACAAGTATGGCGTTGGTGCGGCTCAAATGGCGGAAGCTACAGGTCTTCCTATTCAAGAGATTCAAAATCGTCTTGTTTTTATGGGCAACCAATACCTCAATCCCAATAGCCCTGAACGGGGAACATACACAATTACTGACATACAAAACTATTTAAAAGATAATCCGGGAATGACAGACGCCCAAATTGGTGACGCTATGTTAAAGTTTGGGGTAGGAAATCAGCAGCTAGCATCTGCTACTGGATTAAGCGTAGATGAAGTTGTGGCTAGACGTAACAAGGTAAACCCTTTTGATGAAGCTACCAAAAGCTACCGCCCTTCTTATGCACAATACACAAACGAGCAGATTGCGCAGTATTTAAAAGACAACCCAACCGCAGACATTGCTAAAGCTGTTAAAGACACAAACGCTGACCCTAAAGCGGTTAATGCTTATATCGCCAGCATAGCTGACTCGTTTAGAGGGTCTACGGACACAACAGGCGGCTCTGGCACGCTTGGCATTTACAACCAGATGAAAGCGCAGGGGGTTGATTCCGCTGAGTTGTATAAAGCTGAAATTGCGAACGACCCTAAGTACGCTGGCTACACGCAGCCAATGATTCAAAAAGCGTACGATTTAAGTAAAGGCGCGTACGAGCTAGCTAACAAAATAGAAAAAGACAAAATAGCCCCAGACCCCAAATTGGGTTACGACAAAGAGTGGGTTAAGTTTATGGATACTAACAAGTATACCG